CCAACAGCGCCCATCATAGATTGAAGCGCAGGCGTGCCAGCAGAGACATAAGGCTCAAGCAGCCTACGCATTTCTTCACGGGCCAAACGCTGTTCAGCAGTGCCAGTCTCTGCGGCCTGCACCTGCTGTCGCCCAGCCCTTTTTGCGGCGTTTGCCCCGATTGCAGCAGATCCAACACTAGCAGCAGCCATTACGCCTGTAACTGGATTAGGCATCAGACATTTCCTTCATATAATCTTCGAGGCTTTCGCCATATAGCTTCAGAACAACGCAACCAATATCCATCGCGGCCTGCACGCCATGCTCGATCTGCACAGCGGCTAGAACCATATCATAATAGCCTGCACGCCAAACGAAGCTGGTGGCACAAGCCTCGCCTTCACGCTCAACAACGTCGGAGGCTTTCCATTTCAAAACAGCAACGCCCATCAGCGGGATCAGCATATGCGCATTTCTTTGATAGAAGCCATTTGCAGGAAGGCCGACCAATGCGTTCCAGATTGCGCCGTCAAGATCATCTCGATCTATCGAAGTGCCGTCTGCAATATCATCAAATAGCTGGATGACTTCCCAAAGCGCAATCAGCCAGTCGGAGGCTTCATCCGAAAGACTGAGTGTCTCGGTAAAGTTCCGCCTAAGCCAGTATTTGGGGGAGCCATCCTGCGTCATTCAAAACCCTTGAAGGTGAGCCACCGGCTGCTCAATGACGCTCGGTGACTGCACCATATCACAATCAATCCTCGGATTCAAATTCCCGTTCTTCCCATGCTTGGCAGGAACGAAGATCGTGGCAGATGAATTCAAACTTGTGGCAATACCCACGGAATCCGGCTTCAACGTCCCACTGGTTCCAAGGGATACGTTCCATCTTGGCCTGCGTCATGGTTGAGTTGTCGTAATATTCGCAATTGGAGCAGCGGCGGCGACGGGCTTCAGCCTCATCGCACTGCATGGCCTTGCCAAGCGCACGCCAGTATTCAGGGTTTGCACCGCGTTCGTTGCTGGGCTTTTCAGGGCCGAGCATCCAATCGTCGATTACGACTTGCGTATTCTTCTTGTTTTGCGCGGCAGTGATGAACGGTTCGCTTTCACGCAGACCGCCAAAACCCTCGATGATAAATGATGGCTTCTTCATTAGCCGATCTCCCTGCCAGATGCGCGGATGTTGATCGCCGTGCCAGTGCTGGCAATCGTTGAGATGAAATTGCCGTTTGCGAGAACCTGGCCGACCAATTCGGGGAAGGTATATGTCTCGGACGGCTGAAGCGTTTTGGTCTTGACGATCAGGTTATCATTCCCTGCGCTGCCAGATGCCGCCACAAGGTTAACGCTGATCGTGCGCGCAGCCGTGTCGTAATTGGTCGCAGTAAATTTGTCGATGATCGTGGTCACGTTCGTCGCGGTATATTGCACCGTCTGCGTTCCCTCGGCTGTCTTAGCCGGAATCAAAACCTTTGTAAGCACAGCCATGTTAAACCTCCAAGGAACTTACGTTGTCCGTCACTGTTAGAATGATCGACGGGATAGCTGGATGAACCGCTGTTGCTGGATCGGCAAGCAACTGAACGCCCAGATCGTCGACTTCCCACATTAATTCAAAATAATCGCCTGCACTCATTTTTAGCAGAAAATTCCACGCAGCGACAGTTTCTGTGTTGTTGCCCTGAATCCGAATAACCGTAGAACTATCGGGAATGTTCACGCCGTTCTTGCGTAGCCATATCCAGATCCGATGTGCGCCGCCTCCAGTCGTGTTTACAACCTGTGCAGAGAACTGAATGTTATAGACGTTTGAGCTATCGACATAGATGCGCGAAGCTGGGCTTCCAAGGGTGACGCCGAAAGACAGATCGGTCGTGTTAAACGTCATCGCATAGGCGGTGTTGATGACAGCCGCTGTCTGATCTGTCGTATCAAAGAATGAACCATATCGCGGTGTGATATATTCTTTAGGCGGCGGCTGTTGCTGCAATGCGGTGATCTGGTCTTGCAGTGCGTCTATGTCGCTTTGTGATGCGCTCTCTGGTGCATAGGCCAATAGCTGAACAAGGCTTTGCAGGGCTTCGACTTGGCTCAACGCTTCGTTCGCAGACGCACCAGCATTGCCAGCAGTAACGCTCACGTCATCAAGCGTTACCGTGTTGATTGTGTCAACGGTCTGAAACAGCTTTTCAAACTGCTTGATCTGCTCATGATCGCTAAGGAACGAAGCAAGCTGATCGCGGGTAAGGCCCAGGCGGAACGGAGTAACCATTAGAAGGCCAAGCCCTCGATCTGGGCTTCCAGCCTAGCAAAAGACATATGCGCGTCAGAATTGCCCTGAAAGCGTTGTATGCGCCAATTACGCATCCATCCCTGCTGGAACCACACAAGACGCTTTGCGCGCTGTCCCTGCTTTCCAGCCTTGATGAACTTCTGTTGGCTCCACGTCTGCCCATCAGTGGAATAGGACGTGTTGATTGTAGGATCGAGACCAAACGCAACCGAGCCGGTCAGACCGACCAACTCAAGGTTTGTTATGATCGCGCCGCGCCCTTCATTGTACAGAATGGTCGTGGCAAATTCCCATCGCACCTTCTGCCCATAATGCGAAGATATGTCCTGTGACATATACCCCACATTGCTGTTCGCTGGATCGCCAACAAGCCATTTATCGTAGCACCAGACCAGATTGCGTGCGCGATACTGGCTGTAATCCACAAGGCTGCTTGTCAGGATGAACCAGACGGGCTGGCCGAGGTCTTGGCTTGCCGATGCGTCATAGACCACCGTCTTATTGGGAAGGTGGACGTAGAGATGCTGGTGCGATCGGTCGTTGCGTGCCTCTAGCTTCACTTCAGCCAATTGCGCTTCGGTAAATTCAAGAAGCAGCATGTCAATTTCTTGCGTGCTGATCTTCTGCGTCTGTGAATTAGCGCCGATGTAGATGCCTGGCGACTCGTTAAACCCGCTGCCAAGAAATGCGATGTTCTCCAGATAGACGCAGCAGGCGTGTGTGCCAACGACGCCCTTTTCGATCTGTGCGCCCTCGATGCGCTGGAATGGGAATAGATCGCCGCCGACGTTATCGAAGACTTCAATGGTATATCGGTTCAGCGCGTAAATCTCATTGCGCAGTTTTAGCAATGCAACCACGGGATCGGGATCAATTTCCGAAGATCCGTATTTCAGCGGATTGACTGCCAGCGGGTTTCCGAGATCGGTGACAACCAGAAACTCGCCGTCCGTGGTCATCCAATAACCATCAACCCAGACCATGTCTAAAACAGGGCCGAGATCAGGGTCGGTGTTCTGCGATAGCGTTGAGGTGGTCGGATTCCAAAAGAACAGATTGTTATTTGACGCTATGCCCAATTGATCAAAGTCATAGTCCAACGTGACCAGATTGCCATCGTTACCAACATCGCCAAGAATGGTGATCGTGCCAGTGGCGCCAACAGTGACCAGCTTGGAACCCATCACCCGATAGCAGACACCATTCCAGTTGATGCCACCGCGATCAACGCCAGGGCCTGTGCCATTGGCAATAAGGCCATCAGCAGGACGCAGAAAGCCTTCGCTGATCCCATTGGCTTTGGGGACAGGGATCAGGTTTACGGGATAAGACGTGCGAAAGTCAGGCCCGTTATCCGTAAAGATACCATTTAGGATCGGGATTTGCGTCATGGTTCAATTATGCCCACACCCGATATTGGGGCTGAGACGGATCAATCGCGTATTGCGAGAGGACTTTGTTCTGTTCCTCGGTGGGTTCGAACAGTAGGCGCAAGTTGGTGTAATATTCTGGATAGGTCACATCACCAATGGTGATCGGCCCAATGCGGTCGATCAGCACCTCGTATGACGCAGGCACGATGGTGGTGACAGCTTCCTTGCCTTCGCCTTCGGTGACTTCCACGCACAGACCTGTCGCTAGCATGACGGTGTCAAACTCGGCCTTATCAGCGTTCTTCAGACAGTAATCAATCGACATGCTTAAAAGTCCTTTTTGATGCTATGCACCACACTGCACGTTTGAGTAAGCCAAATTCAGCGCCAACTTCAGCGCATTTTTCACCGCGAGAAACCCGTGCCCGTATTTCACGAACTTGGTCTTCGTTTAATTTTGACCTATTTGTTCGATGCATCCCTAATGATTTTTGCTTGGCCAGATAAGACTTCATAGCCTCAGACGTAGCGCGTTTATGTGCCTCACTTTTAGGCTTACGCTTCGCCTCTGTTTTATGCCGACCAATCGCAACCATGTCTGCGATATTATCTAGTTGCGTCCCAAGAAGTAGATGTTCTGGGTTTACGCACGCTGGATTATGGCAGCTATGTCGAACGACAAGCCCATCATTAATATCGCCTTTATACAGACGGTATGCAACGCGATGGGCTCTGGTGCTGCGCCCTTCATAATAAAGTACACCGTAGCCATCGGTGTTGCGGTAGAACTTCCACTCCCAGCAATCATTAGCGGGATTGAGAGTAACGTTTTCCTGCCAACCATCTTTGGTTTTCGAGATCCTCATGTCGTTACCTGTTGGAGTTGGAAGTCCGCAGCACGGACGGGGACGTAGCGGATGGAGCGGATGTGGCCGTTGAGGTAGCTAAAGTTGCTAAAGGTGCCAATAAACATACGGTCTAGCGTTGGGATAGGTGCCGTCGTGTTTGTCAAAACTGTTCCGCCGTTGGTAGAACCGCCGAGATCATTTAGCCTATAGCCATAAGCTGTTTTGTTAATCGCAGGACTGGCGCTTGCCGTCATGTCAACAAACCTACCAGAGCCGGATACGACGGTGATCCCACGCAGCGTAGTGCCGGTTAAATACACTAGTCCGGTAGCGTTGTTGTTTGTACCGTCAGTCATGTTTACTGGATAACCGCCGCTTGGCCCAGAAAACTCGGCTATTAACGTGCCTTCTGGCTGCCTATACCACTGCGAGAACAGGCTCCCCGTGATCGTGGCATTATCTGCCGAGCGTGTGACCGTGCTGGCGATGGTGGGGATATAGGATGTGGCGAAAGTACCGAGTTCCCATTGCGCATCCCAAAATGTAACGTCTGCTGTCCCCGATGTGCTTACACCGCAGCCGAAGCGAATTTCAGCGTTACCAGATGTGCCTGTTGTTGTAATAGCAACTTGCAAAAGTCCAGCACCAGTCGGGGGGACAAAACTACTAGCCTGCGCGACGTTGTTATAAAAATACTGGGTCGTTGCTCCCGCCGGAAAGGTATTAAACGCAAGTAGTTCCGAAAGCAATCTTGGTGTGGTAACGTCAACTTTAAACGTAACCATCCATGTTCCCGTAGCGGAAAGTGCGACCGTCTGAGAATAAAAATGGCGTGCAGAAGATGTTACTATGCGTATGGAATTAGCGGCAAAGTTTCGACCAAGGCTGGTGACGGTAATCGTTCCGTTTGCAAAGCTGCCCCAACTTGTCGGCGCAGTCCCTGGCGTTCCACTTACCGCGCCACTGAATACGCTGTTTAAAAGCAAATTCGTCCGCTGTTCCTCAATCAGCAATCCACGCGGCAGGAGCGTCACGGGGTCGTAATCAAAGCGGGGGCCGTAATAGGCAGTGCTGCTCGGTGCCGCACCGGGGGTTGGCACATAAGGATCGAGGCTGGCGCTGTTGGATAGCATTGCGCCGTAGATGTAGACGCCGCTGTTGCCGTCGCCTGTGTAGGTTATCGTGTTGTCAGCCGAGGCTAGATTTAGCCGAACCGTATTGGCTCCCGCAGTTGCTGTAGCAATAAGAGTGCAGATGTACCAGCCGCTGCCTACTGATCGAATGCTTGCCGTTGCCGCTGCGCCCACAGTGCCAACAACACCTGTGCTAACGTTGAAGCTGGCAAAGGCATTAGTTGTGCCTGGCAAATTAAGATACAGCCATGAGCGTTCAGCCGCTTTAGCGTAAACGCTAAACGTGTAAGGTATTGCCGCAAAAGTGACCGATTGTGAAATGACGTGCGTGTTGGAAGCAGTCGTATCTTCCATCAGCTTCTGCGCGTTGAACAGGCTATTTACTGGATTGGCTTGCGCACCAGTAATCATCGACGCCCGTGTCTTCGTCCACGCAGCATTATCAAACGCCTCGCTGAACCCCAGCAGGTTGCGGACGCTGGTGTTGTTGTAGGTGGTCGCGGTGGAGCCGAGTTCAAGTTGTGCGCCCCAGATGAAAATGCCGGAGGTGCCGTCGCCAAGATAGGTCGGTGTGTTGTCAGCATTTGAAACAAAATACTGCGCACGCGTTGACGTAGTAGAAAGAGTTCTGGTCACTGTGCAGCGATACCAGCCGTTTCCTACAGGAGTAATTGTCGCCGTGTTCCCCGCAGCATTTGTACCGATTGTTCCCGCAGCAAGATTAAACCATGTGTAACGCTCGGTAAAATCGTTAGGGGTAACGGCAAGCCAATTGCGTTCACCTGCTTTGGCATAAATCGAATAGGTATATGTTGCAGTAGCAGCAACAGTGATTGCACCGCTATAGACCTGATGCGTAGCATTGGTGGCGGTCTCAACAAATTTTTCAGCAGTGATAGAGCCGTCAGGTGCCGCCGTTGCATTGGCAGTTATAGTCGCGCCGTCTTTAACCCAACTGGACGCATCAAAGTTCTCACTATTCGTTAGAACATTGCTCGGAGCCCACTGGATCAGGCCATTCGGGCCGGTGACGGTTGCGTTGCTGCCACGGCTGAAGGTGATGAGATTATCGAAGGTCGTAGTAGCCATATCAGTACCCCACCGTGTAGGTTGGCGAGATGAAGTCCAGAGCCAGCGGCGAGGCCAGTGATGGTGCGGTCAGCGTCTGGAGTTGCGTGTTCGGTAGGCGCGTGTTGTAGTAGGCGATGGCGCGAATGTGGCCGTTGAGGAACTCAGCAAAGCCGGACAGGTTGCCAACATCAAGACGTGTAACCGTTGGGATTGTGCCAGAAGTATCCGTCGCAACAGCAGATCCATTAATGCTGGCAGCAAAATCGTTGATGCGATAAGCGCCAGCGGTCAGGTTCGTAGCTCCACCGTTCACTGTACCGGCGTCCAAAATCGCCTGCACAACGCCGCCAGTCCCAACCAAGAACTGAATGGTGTTGCTGCTGGTAACTTGGACGCGGTTGTTAGTGCTGCCATCAGTTGCCGAAGCCGATGTGAAGTTGCCCGCAGAATAAGGGGCGCTTGCCACTACAAACGTCCCCTCGCTCTGGTTATACCAAGTCGAGAAGTTCGTCCCCGTCATGGTCGCAACGTCAGCCGAGCGGCTAACCGTAGAGGCAACCGTGGGGATGTAGCTGGTGGCAAATGCGCCTGCTTCGAGTTGTGCGCCGTAGGCATAAAACGTGTCTGACGTGCTGCCAACATACGTCGGAGGCAAGGCGTTTGTGCTGGCGTTCGAAAATCCGACAAAAATCTGGTAGTTCCCAATTACAGCGCGAGTTGCTGTAACGATTAGGCGGAACCAACCGTTGCCCGCAGCCGTAGCCGAAGACGAAGTTACGTTGGTCGTGCCGGTGATCGTCTGGGTATCAAAGTCAAATGTAATCAAGCGCCATAAACTATCGCCAGCATCACCGAAGATGCAGTACCGCTGAGTGCCTTTCTTGACGTAGATCGACACTGTGTATGTCGCGCCAGCCGCAGCCCCCGCAACGGTGTTGTCTATGGTGTGGCGGCCACTTGTCGCGTTGCTGACAACGGTATCCGCGTTCGTTGTGCCGTCAGGCGATGCTGTGGCGTTAGCTGTGACGGTAGTGTTTTGCTTTACCCAAGCAGCGTTATCGAACTGCTCCGAATACGTCAGCAGGTTCGTCCGCGCTTCCTCGATCAGCAGGCCGCGAGGTGCCAGCGTGACAGGATCATAGTCAAAGCGGGGGCCGTAATAGGCAGCAGAGGTGGTGGCATTGTACGTGCCGGGCGTGGTCTGGTAAGTGACCTGTTCTAGTTGTGCGCCCCAGAAAAATGTGCCGCTAACACCATTGCCAGCATACAAAACCCCAAACTGGTCTAGAGTAGCTCCAGCGGGATAGCCCACCATGCCAATTGCACCAGCACCGGCGGCGGCATTGAATACCACCCAGCAGCGATACCAACCATCGCCAACAGCCGAAATAGAGGCGGAAACAAACTGCGCCCCACCAGTCGTGCCGCCAACTACAGTGCCGCTGGTAAGGTCAAAGGAAGCAAACCAGCGGCTTCCGCCTGCGCTATCGACAGTTCTGACAAGAGAATACTCAGCCGCTTTTGCGTAAAAAGAAAAGATGCTTAAGCCAGCCGAAAGCGTAGCATTTGCATACAACAAGCGCCGTGTAGACGCCGTATTTGTAGCGATAAATTTGTCCGCAGTTGCTGTTCCGTTGGGCGCCGTGGTGACGTCTGCTGTCGCGGTAACGTCTAGCTTGATCCAATAAGCATTGGTGAACTCTTCAGACCGCTGAACCAAGTTATTCGGTGCGTACGTGATCCGCCCCGTGCTGTCGACCAGCGTGGCTCCCGTGCCGCGTGAGAAGGTAATGCGGGGATCTAATACTGGGTTTGTGAAGTCGAGCAGCATCGTCGCGCCGCTAAAGGGACTCAATGCCCCAATAGCGCGAGGTAGGCGATTTACATGCCCAGCGCCGCGTCCACCCCAGTGAATAGACATTAGATACCGTAACCTTCAGTGAAGAAGATGCGACCAGATACGCCAGCAGCAATCGCAGCAATGTAAAGCAATCCACCCTGATCAGGGCTTA